AAGATATAAGTTGATATTTTTTGCCGTAAACCATTATACTCCCCTTCTTAAGTTTAGTGAATAGTTAGAACGTTGTAATGCCAAAACTAAATCGTTTCCGCGTATAGTAAATTCGCCTTGTTGCGCGCTTTGTTGTTGCGAACTATTGCCCATTGATGTAATCGCACCCGCGTTCAAAGAATTACGCACTAGACCGCTCATTTGCGCGGGTGTTAAGATTGCTTCCGTGCCGTGTAATAGTTCAATGTGTCCGCCTTGTGGGCCTGTTACAACACCGCCCTTTGCGTGACCGCTACCTAATATACTTCCTAAAAATTCACCCGCTTTACCTATTCCGCCCGCCGTGCCACCGCTAACCGCGTTTAATATAACTTGAAATATCAATGCTTTTAATGCTGCTTTTGCTATGTCTTCAGCAAGTTTTTTAAACATATCGCTTAATGCTTCACCTATATTAGTTCCTTTTTCTAAAGCCGTGAATAAAGTATCTATTGCTGGGTTTACAACGCTCATTAAACCTTTTGTTTCTTTTAAAGCGTCATTAATTGCATTGATTCTATCGGCTTCTGATGCTTTACCAACTTTTTCTTGATGTGCTAAATTTATTTTATCTTGTTGCGCTTGTATATCTTCTAAACTTTGCGGAACTCCATTTATAAATCTTGGTTTTGCCGTTGTTGCTATTTTTTCAAATGGCGCAGTAATGTCTTCTTGTTTTGCGCTTTGTAATTTCATTTTAGCAGCAAATGCTTCGCTAAATAAAATCTTTTGTTCTTCTGATAATTTTTTAAAAGATTCTGCACTTTTTTCTCCGTTTTTGCTTAATGCTTCAAGCGCAGTATTATATATTTTTAATTTATCTACATCAAATAAATCTTTACTAATAAAACCAACGGCAAGTTGATTATTTAAACCTTCTAAAGATTCTTTAAAACTTTTTAAAATTTGTTCGTTCTTTGAAAGTTTTTCAGTTTTTGTGCTAGTATTTTCAATTCCAATTTCGTCAACAATATTTCCTTGCTCTACTGCTTTTGTTAACTCATTTTGTCTATCGGTTAATAATTTATATTGAATATCTAATTCACTAAATGCTTTTGCTCTTCTATTTGCAATTGTTATTTTTTGTTCTTCTACTGAAATAACTCGGCCCGCATCTCCGCCGCCGCTTAAATCACCGCCCATTGCCGTTTCAACAATAGGCTTTTTTACTCTTAAAGATTCATTATAAGTAGCGTTATCTACTTTTCTTTTTTGGTCTTCAATGTCTAATTTTTGCGCTTCAAGTTCTGAAATCTTTGCAAGTGCTGCCTTTGCTCTTGCTTGTTCAATAATAGATTTTGTTAACGCGTCGGTTGCTTCTTTTGCTTGACCAGTCTTGATAACTTCAAGCGATAAATTGCCATAAGTTTTAGGGAATAAATCTTGTAATTCTTTAGCGGCTTTATTACGCTCATCCATTGACAAATTCACATTTGTCGCCGCATCATATAATGATTTTAATGTAGTAATTTCTTCACCCGCGTTTTTATTCGCTTTTTTGTTTACTTCATTGTAATCGTTTAACTTCTTTTCTCCTTCACTTATTTTTGTAGTAAAAATTCCAAATTCTTCTACAAGAGCCGTTAAACCTTCAAATGCCAAGCCAAATATTCCCGCAATGCCTATACCTGGAAGAATGTTTGCAATAGTTTTAAGACCGCTATAAGCCTTATTTAGTCCACTTCCCATTGCGCCACCCGCCTTTTCAGTTTCTGCCCCTAATGCTGAAAATGCAGATTTTTGCGATTCAATTTGTGCGGTGACACTTTTTATTTCGCCGCCTAACTTTGTAATTCGTGCGGGTTCGGTTGCTTGATTTAAACGCTCTTTTAATAAACTTAAACGGGTGTTTAAGTCGCCTAATGATAATTTAAATTTATCAGTTTCGGCCGCCGTTTGTTGAAGCGATGTGAGAGCGCCTTTGTTGTCGGCCGTGATGACTATTTTGAGAGTTTCGGTTGCCACGGCTTAATTTTTTTTACTATATAAATTTAACAATCTTTTTATTTCCTCGGGTGCAATTGGTTCGCCTTTATATTCGGGTTCGTCAATTGGCAACGGATGAAATCTATTTTCATTCATTTTAGTTTTCTCACCGCTTCCCATTAAGTAAACCATATACGCAACCCGACGCGTGCGCGCCCATTCGTTTGTTTCCGTACGTTGATGCGCTATTGAATAGATTGACCATTCACGCCAAGTCATATTCCAAAACTGCTCAATGCTTATTCCACATTGAACGGCTTGCACTAGAACATCGTCCCAAGTTAATTTCCTTCTACGACGTTGTTTTTTTTTTCGTCAATAGTTTGCTCTACGTTTTGCTCACCTGGTAATGGTGTCACATTGTTGACCGTAGTATTAACAACATATTGAAAAAAATCTATTATCGCGCCATCCTTTGCCAATATTCCACCGCATTCGTCAACCCAATCTCCGAAATCAAATTCCGTATATTCGACAGGGCCACGCACGGCACATTCGGCCGCCGCTTGCAAGAATATTGCAATCTTTCTAAAATCGTAGGCAGAACCTAGCAACGAACCAAAGAACTCTTCTAGCGGCAACGGGTTTTCTTTAGTTCCCGCTAACTCGCACGCTCTTCGCATCGCCCAAGTTCCCCACTTTAAGGGAACAATTCCGCTTTTTAGTTTTAGTTCAAACATAGATTAATATGTCATTGATTGTAAGAATGGAGGATTTGCGCTTCTAAACGTAATAGTAAAAGTCATCAAAGCGTCAAATGGTGCAACCAATTCAAACTTTGTGATGAATACTGTTCCGCTATACACAACGTCGCCGCTTGTAGGGACAACCTTACCAAACTTAACAGGAAACTGCACTTTGTTTGCGAACAAGTCGTACAATTGCGTGTATGAGTTTACGGTGTTTGCGCCATCTTGGTCGATTGCGTTACCTTCTCCGCTAATAGTTGCTTCAAGTTTAGAACCTGGAACATATTTGTTTCCACATTTACTTGACGCGTCAAGTTCAGTCAAAGACGAACTAATAGTGTTTGTTTTCAAACAAGCCATCGGCACAAAAGTGCCACTACCTGTACGGTCAATTAACACCAAAATGTCGGTACCATTAATTTCTAATTGTGCCATTTTTTTACTTTTTTATTGTTGTAGAATTTTATGTTCAAATCTTATTAACGTTCTAAAAACATTATCCATCGGATTCAATCCCGATAGATTGTGCGTTGTTGTTCTTGTTGTGACAACTTGAAAATCGGGCATCGTGTTTGGATTTGCGCTTGAGTTAATAATTTCCATTACTTGTTGCGCTACGTCTTCACTACTTGCGAATCCAAAATTGTTACTTTTACTTACTATATCCACCAGCAAAGACGCGTCAAATTGATTCATTGTCTTATTGCTTGTTTGATTACTCAAACGCTCGCCTAAAACAATATAAATTTGGTCGCCTGTTGCATTTGGTGGCACCATTCCGTCGTATATTTTAACGCTTGAGTAAGACCCATTAAAGTAAATCTTACCGCTTAAAGCGTTAACGTATGCGGGAATGCCGTATTTCCAAAAGTATTTCACACTACAAATATAAGTATTATTTTAAAATATCTTCGATTGCTTTAATTAGCACAGGTTTCTCGTCATAAAAAGGCTTATAAAAAAAAGGTTGCGGCATCATATTGACTTTGCGAATGCCTTTGCCTTTGAATGCGCTTGCCACAGTTAACAATTCGGGTGTCATCCAAGTTTCGCCCATAAATACATAAGCACCCGTACCAAATTCTTGGTAAGGCGCGTATTCAATTGCGTTTTCTAAAACTTTATTTAATGGCTTTGAATTGTCAAATGTATTGCCTGCACGCAATCTACCTCTATCAACTCCAACTCCTTGCGGTGAACCCGATACTTGTTTATTATTTATTCTAATTACGCTATCATCCATTGCCCTGTTAACACCTTCCACAAGTTTTTTTTCGGCTTTTTCAATAGCCAATTGTAATTCTTTGCTTCCAATTAAGTCAACTTTTAGCATTATAATTTCTTTGAAACTCCTTCAAACTTGTAATACTGATAACGATTGTTTATGTCGTTAACGTTTTGCACGACGTATTCTGCGCCCTTAAACTCTACAACATACGACGCATCAAATGGCACGCCGTAACGAATGTAAAAGTCAATTATGTCGTCGTATATAATTTGCGCCTGGTCGGTACTTCTTGAATTTGCTCGCGGAATCGCCATACACCACACTTCTTGCGATGTGTATGTTGTAACGTAGCCGCCGCGCCCGTCACTTGTTAGTGTAGGCTTTTTTAGTGTGCATCTATCTTTAAGCGATGCGGCCGTAATCTCGCCCGTTCTTCTTGCTATTTTCATAACTACATTATTAAGCCTGTGCGTGAATATTTTTGACAAATAGTGACAACACTTGCTGGCATATTTAAAGTCGCTTCGTCACCACGATTCTCATACCAAGAAGTTACTTGATTCAATATTGCAATCTTTAATTCAGTAGGCACGTTGTCAGTATATCCCGCCGTGTATGTTGCTTTTAAATAACCGCACGGAATAGGTATGCGCGGAAACTGATTGCCTTCGGTTATAACCAAAGGAACGTTACCATTAAAGTCTTTCCACGCAATAGTTGACGTAACAGGCCCGTAAGGAATCTCGATTGCACCTTGCCAATTCTGAATTTCTGCCACAATGTTTTTAGGCACTAAAGAAAGACCCGTCATTTGCTCAATTGCTTGTCGTGCTGCTTTTATCCAATAACCAAACAAAGTGTCTTGAATCGCGCTTGTAACGTCAACACGCGCATAGGCTTTCGCTTCGTCGATTGTAACGGGTTCGCTAGGGTAACCGATTTCGGTTATTGTTTCGTCAATTACATAACTATACATATTCTTTCTTTTTGTTGTGTTCGTTAATTTTATTTTGCATAAACTTTTCTAATTGTTCAAGTTTTTTAACAGGCGATATCGCACGTTTTTTAATCGCTGCGCTTGCTTTGTCGTATTCTTTTTTCTCGTCCATTTTGTTTATTGCTTCAATCCACGATTCAAAATTACTACAAAAAATACCATCGTCGCCCAAATTCTCACGCAACCCCCAAGTGTCGTTACAAATCACGGGGATTCCACTACACGCCGCTTCACTTGCCGTGCGTCCCCAAGATTCATATAGTGATGGCATCAAAAGTAATCTTGTGACCTTGTACACATTGCGTATGTCGCTTTGAATGTCCCATATTGTCACGTTAAACGCTATTGGTGGCGATTGAATGCCATAGCCGCCCAATACTGCCAAAAACTTTTTATCGGGCAATGTTGCGGCTATTTTTGCAAACATCTCAACACCTTTGCCGCGATTGCAATTAATTAGCGTGATATATTCCGCACCCGTATTGTCAACCTGGTAATCTTGTGGGTCAACAGGCGGCGTTATTGTTATTCCATCATTTGCGTAGTTACTTTCGCGCTCAACATACGGATTGTTGTAAACAATTGAAACGTGTGGATTCCTGTTTAACGTCGTTTCATAGAACGTGTTGTGCATATAGAAAATAATCGGACGCAACGTTGAAACGTCTTCAATAGTTACTTGCGTAAAATCTAGCGCGGTTGTTACTACGTCGGCCCATTCATACCAAACGTTGTCACGCGCTACAACTTGTATGCCGTCTATTTCGTAGGGCATTTGCATACGTCCGCGCATTACTACAACTTCGTGACCGCGACTAATTAAAAACTTGTGTATGGTGTGTGCATTCACACTATCGCCCGCGCGGTAATCGGGTAAATAGTATTTCGCAGAATATAGTATTCGCATACACAAATATAAACAAAAAAACCCTCGCATTTCTGCAAGGGTTCTTACTATAAACTAAACCACACCAAGATTAAGCAAGTGTTCCGTAAGCGGCAGAAGCACCCAACATTAAGTTGATTTCTTCTTGACACTCAATTCTTGCAGTTACCAAGTTCTGAACGAAGTTTGTTCCGTTCTCGTAACTTAATTCGATTGCAAGACCTTTAACTTGTACACGCTCAAGGTAATCAGTATCGATTAACAATACTTTGTTATTGGTAACCCAAGATGCTGGAAGGATAGGCACTCCAAAGATTGTCACACCTGTTCCGCTTGCATTCAAAGTTAAACCACCCGCACCAGAGTAATAACCATTGGTGTAAGTTGATTTAAGCAAAGAAGCCATCATTGCGTTTGATACTAAACCATAAGAAACGGTGTAGTTCAAATCCATTTGTTGTGCAATCATATCGATGATTTTCTTAACGTTGTCAGTTTCTGCACTTGTTGTAACAGTAGCGGCAGCACTAACAGTTGTGAAGAAACTTGCATTCTCTTTCTTAAAGAAATCTCTCATCAAGATTCTTGGTAAAGTTGATTGTAACCAAGGTAAACTTGTAGCCATTTGCTTAGTGAAAGTAGAAAAACCCGCAAGGTAGTTTTGAACAACTTTAACCTCAGTGAAAGAATAAGTGTTCTCTGCTTTGGTAGAACCTTCGCTTTGTACTGCGATGTTGTTTGAAGCAACTTGCTCTTTGTAGAACACATAAAGACCAGTTTCAGTGTTAACCGTTGGGGTTAAATCACGGAAGTTGATTTTTTGTGCTGGCAAAATTGCTTGACGAATTGAATAGGTTGCTTGTGGGTCACCTACTAAATTGTTCAATCCCATTGCTTTTACGTTAGGAAGTTCAATACGGAACTTTCTATCTGAACGT